ATACCTTTCCGCCGGCAATACTCGCAAAGCAGCTTCCCCACCTGATGGCAGGCCCCGACATTCTTAGCTATCTTTTCCCCCCTCTTGCCCTGTGCTTCGTGCCAGTTGCTTTTGCTGATTAGCCATCCGGCATCAATATAAGCAATTACCTGGCTATGCTGCCTTAACCGGTTTATGAGGTTAATCACATCAAAAAAATGGAGCGCCTTTACCTCAATAATGGTATCGGTGGCCTTATCCTTTACCGCAACTCCGCATTTTTCAACGTCCGGATCAATGCCAATCAGGTAGGTTTTATCCTTGGTAGGAATATTTTTTGCCTGAAAATGGGAATATTTTTCAGCCGTTTCGGGAATTTTTGCCGGAGCAATCTCTTTAACTTTAATTCCTTTACCCTGTAACCGCTCTATGTCGCTTTGCTGGAATCGCTTCGTCTTCATTATAATTGTTTACGCCCTGGCTTTCAGCACTCAGGCAAATGAAATAATGACCTTTGAAAAAGTCGAGGTTATATTGCTGCCTCCATCTGGCTACGGTTTCCCACTGGTTCAATTCGCTGTAAATCGCTACGGATTCAACAAGGTGCCAAAATGTGTACATAACGCCATCGCTATGCAATTGTGACGGATCAAGCCCTGAGGAAGTCCTTTCAAGATGTAATTCGAGGTTTAACATAGTTATGGTTTTTCTGTTGGCTCAAACTCAATTACCCAAACCCACGGGTTAGCATCCCATGATTCCTTCCCGTTTATTTTTTGCCAAAGGTTTTCAAGTTTTGCCTCTAAATCCTGAATACCCTCAATTCCTGAATATTCTGTTTCAATACCTTCGCTAATTATATCCTGCCACGAAATAGCCTGCAGCTTTTCAATCCTGACATTGGTAATTTTCAGGAATAAACGACAGGCATCACGGGGCATAAATAGGGACGGCCTCCATTTCCAGCTTTCATCATTTTCCGCCCATGCCTGTCCGTTTTCACTGGCTTTATAAACATAGCCGTTGTTTTCATCCCCCGGGCCTAAGTCAACATATTGCCATGTTTCACGAACCCAAAGTAAATCGCCGGGATTTCCGTATGGACATTTAAACCCTTCTTCGCCGGGGTAAAGCCTTGCCGTTTCCTCCGCGCTTACTTCGCGCAGTGACCACGCAACCCACCCAGTACCTGACCCATCCTTTTGAATTGATTTTACTTCATGGCCGTTAGTGTGCTTTAATTTCACTACCCGCCTTGTCATTGTCTTTCTTCCTGCTAAAATTGCTTCCACCATTGGGGTGCTAAATAGTATTGGTTTCATATTTTTGGTTTTATTTTCTTAAATCGTTTCCGGCCAAATGAATAACATTCATCATTTCCCGGAGCCGTGACCGTACCCGGTACCCATACCTTGCTTCAATTTCATCCCCGCCTAAATTATGGGCCAGTATCAGGTTGCTGAAATCATTGCTGTCAAAATGATAGTTTTCAATGAAATCCTTAAACCAATTAACCTTTGTCCCGTAATGGTTAATTATTTCGGGCTCCGTCCCTACATCATCAATCAATGTCTTTACCGACATTTTCAGGTCACAAAACCCGGCATCCTTTACCTGCCTTGCAATCTGAAGCATTGAAATAACCCGGACCGGTTGAAAAGGATTTCCGGCAATTGATTTGATTATTTCGGTTTTCCCGTGCCCCCCGGTACCGGTTACCATTAACCCCCGGTTGAAACTATACCCCATTTCAGCCTCAAAGCGGGCATCATTTGACATCATTAGGCAAACTGCCCGGATATACTGCTTTTGCCAATTGTATCCATGGAAAACGCCGTGCTTTGCAATAAAATGGGATTTGATGGTTTCGTAAAACCTTTTTGCCGTCCATTCTTTTTGTATTTCAGCCATTTTAGCGGCATCTTCCCGGCCCTGAATGCTTTTGTACTGTCTTTCAATTTCGGCAAAATGTTTCCTTTTGTTTGCAAGGGCTAAAATTTCATCCCGGTTTAATTCTGCATCCCAATCTTTTTGAGAAACGAGCAATTCGGCTGAAAGGGTTGGCATACCTTTTTCCAAAAGCCTGAACAAAAGATTTTCCCGCGCCTTTTTTAACTCCCAGGATAAAACAGAATCTTTTTCGTGATCGGTTAATATGTCCGGGTATTCAAAGAGGTGTGAAGACGTGTCCGGGCGCTGCGGGGTCGGAAACTTTTCCGCGATTGCTTTTTTCAAATCCATTAATTCTGCCATTTTGTTCCTGTTTTTGAAGTTTTAACCAATCCCTAAAATGCTTTAAAATATCTGACCGGGTTTCATAGAACTTTTTGCCGGTAAAATTTTGAATTTTAAAAGCGCTGAATTTATCAATCACATCGGGAGGTTTCCAAATCAATTTTGAGGTCAGGCGGCAAAATTCAATACAGCTTCCAATTTCTGTCTGGGTCAATTCAATTTCTGTTTTTTGATTTGGAAATTGATCGGTTTTTTTTCCTTCCTTTTCCCCCATACCCCCTATACCTTCCATATCCATATCCATATCCATATCCATATCCATATCCTTAATGATTCCTAAATCATTGCCTAATGATTGGTTAATGATTATGTAATCATTCCCAAATGATTCAGGAATTAACATTGCAAGGTCATTTATTACCAACTCTTTTACAACGCTTACAATTGCCGGTTTTTTGCTTTTTAAAGTAGAATATTGAAATTTTAGAAATTTTGGAATAAACCAAATATTACCAGATTTTATAAGTCTGCCCGAAAAAATTTGTAAAAGGGAATTTTCGGTTAATTCTGTTTTGCACATCATATTAAGCAGACCTATCGATGGCTTGCAGATTCCTGCATGGCTGCAATTATCCAATAACCATTGCCAAACGATTTTATAATCATTTGGTAATGAAATATACCAATCGTCTTTCCATTTTTCCGTGTCAGTGAATCGTTTAGCCATTATTGCATAAATTTTCGGTAATAAATTCATCATAAAGACGGTCAATGTACTTTTTTATTTCAGGCCAATCTAAAATCGGGAAGTCAATAGACTGGTGAAAATCCGGGTCTTTTTCTTTTGTTCCAATGTAGATACAATCCTTTGAATTTAAAAATACCTCAAGTTCTTGATTTGATTCATTTTCAATGTTTAGTACAAAATATGTTGCCATAAAAAAGAAAACCCCCGAAAGTGGTAGAAGACACAAACGGGGGAGGTAAAGGTTACCTGATAAATTCGGGCAGGCTTCTACCCACTGACCGAACTCTAACGCAAATTTACAATCATTCAAATTAATAGAACCAAAATAAATCAAAGTTTTGTATTTAAAAGTGATTCCGCAATCCTGTCAATAATTTCCTTTTGGGTATTGTCATCACTCCCGGTGATGCTATTGGCCACCTCCCGCTTTTTCTCGATAATCTTGTATATATCCTCATCGATGGTGCCGGACCCTAAGAAGTAGGTACATTGTACGCTGTCCTTTTGGCCTATTCTGTGGCAGCGGTCCTCACACTGGTTTGCATCAGCAGCATGCCACGGCAACTCAACAAACGCCACACGGGAAGCGGCTGTAAGGGTAATACCAACCCCGCCGGCCTTTATGTTGCAAATTATTAAATTACATTTCGGGTCCTTTTGAAACCTGTCAACATTGGCCTGCCTGGTATCGGTACTATCCATCCCCCGGATTGTCACCGCCCATGGATAAACCTTTAGTAATGCCTCTGCAATTTCTTTTTGATGGATAAAAACGACAATCTTTTGCCCGGATTCCAAAACCTCATTAACGTGTTCAACGACTTCATTTAGCTTACCCCTTGCGCTGATATTTTTACAAATGCCAATTTTCACCATAATTTCACCACGCATTGATTTCTCAATCTCTGTTTCGGTTTTGCTTTTGTATTCAGCCAGATAATTGCTCAGGTCTTTTATGGCATCCTGATATTCCTTGCGGGTGGTGATATCGCAAAGGACTATCTGCCGCATTTTATCGGGCAGGTCTTTCAATACGTCTTTCTTTTGGCGCTGGAAAAAACAGGTGGTTGCCAACTTATACTGTAATTCTTTCAGGTTGGTTGCGCCGGATCCATTGCCACCGCAATATCGGTTCATAAAGTGTTTGTACCCGCCCATGTCTTTCAGCCTGTCAATGATGGCTAACTGGCTAATCAGGTCCTTTGGCTTATTTACAACGGGCGTACCTGTAAGGCCCAAAACCCATTGTTTGCCACTGCAAAGGCCTTTTGTAAACTTTGCCTGCTGTGTACCATTGTCTTTACATTTGTGAAGTTCATCTATCACTATGCTTTTAAACATGCTGATTTGTTCCTTAAATCTGACATGCTTTAAAGTCATTGCAGCAGATTCCGGCTTATCAATCCCGGCAACAAAATACTTTTTAAGGCTTTCGTAGTTCACAATCAAAACATCGGCAAGTCCGGCCCGTAAAAATTGAGGCCATGTATTTCGCATTCTGTCGCGAAGTACAATAGCCTTTCTGTCCGTCCAAAGCTGCCATTCACGGCCCCAATTCTCTTTTAATGATGTCGGGCAAATAATAAGGCAGGGAAAGGTTGTTTCACCCCGCAAAGCGGCCCCGTGAAGGGTTGCAATAGCCTGTCCTGTCTTTCCTAATCCTGGTTCATCCCCATTAATAAACCGTTTCAGTTCTATACCCCTGGCAATTCCTTTTTTCTGATATGCAAATGGTATTCTTTTCAGGGGTATTTCAAAATCAAGTTCAGGAAGTTCTGGCACCGGTCCGATTTCTGCAGGTTCGTTTGATTGAACTGGCATCAGGTAGGCGTATTTGCGTTTCAGCTTTTCAACGTGTTCAGCCTCAGAAACTGGTACGTGCCAATTACGGGTGTTACGGTCAAACCTTCGCACCGGAATTGCTTTCACATCGGCAAGTATCCCGGTGTGAAAAGGAAAGCTGATTATAAATTCTGAATGTCTTTGAGTGATTGTCATGTTTTTCAATTAAAATACTTCATTGCCTGCTGGCCAACCCACTTTGCCATCGGTACCGGTACCGCGTTTCCAATCAGCTTATAGCTGCTTCTTTGGTTTTCAAAATGAAAGTCATCAGGGAAGCCCTGAAGGCGTGCATATTCACGAACCGTAAAGGGCCGAGCCCCGTGTTCGGCTGATTTGTCAATTACAAGGCGAGTACCTAAATCCTTTGAATAATGGGCAACGCAGGTTGGCGCTAATGCTTTAGGATCGTCCGGGTTAACCATTATGGGTTTATCCCGGTACTTACCATTTATGCGGCTAATAACATAATCAGGCATTTCATAGTCAGGGTTCTTTTCAATAATGTCCTTTAATCGCAACCGGTTATTTTCTTCTTTTGGCTCCCATATAAAAAAAGGCTTTCTGGTACCAATCAAAATAAGCCGGTTCCTTTTTTGTGGAAGCCAATGGGTTGCCGGCAATGGGCAAAAAATCTGTACATAGTAGTCTGGCAGTTTTGTCATTGCCTCCATCACAACCTTAAACTTTTTCATTCCGGGTACATTTTCAACCACATACATTTCCGGGCGCTCAATAGCAATGTGACGAAAGAAATGAAGGAACAAATCATCCCCGGTCCGGGTATTATGAATATCGGCAATGGATCTGTACTTTGTACAAGGATAAGTTCCAATAATAATATCAGTTTTATCCTGCTCCAAAACAAGCATATCCTTTACATCTTTCTGAAAAATACCGTGCCCGAAATAGGACTGGTTATTTTTCATACAATTAACCGCATCTTGGTCAAGGTCAATGGATTGAACCACATTTACCCCTGCCTGAATCATTCCCAATTCCATTCCACCGCACCCGCTGAAATACCCCTTTGCTGTTGGTTTGTACATTACTTTACTTTAAATTTTCCAAAAATCTAATTCCTGCCGCAATGGTTTCAATTGTATGTTTCCGCAATTCCTTTTTATCAGCATCGGTTGGATTAAGTAAACCATTACCATACTTAACCTTCCAACATGCCCCGGTAAGGTTTCCAGCCTTTGCAACTATCAACCCCGCCCTTGCCATGAGGTGATCCGGGTAATTGGGCACGGACTTTTTAGCCCTGCCAATTCCTTCATATTATCATCGAGAATATCCGCTTTCATTAAAATTCCTCCTGGATTTCATTTTCATCAGGAAATTCCAAACTCATTTGGGCATCAGGTGCATGTTTGCCCTCAAACAGGTATTGCAATACCTCACTTTTGCAGACATTAATTGCGTGCTCCAATTCCCCATTGTCCTCAAACTTCGTGTACGGGCTGGTAAGGTTCAGAATTTGCCCCGTGCTTAATTCCCGGTAACCAATCAAGGTAGCGCCTCCACCGTCCTTACCAATGGTAAACCCTGTACATCCTACCGTTGAATCCTCAGGCTGTTCGCATGTGCCTAATAAAATGCTATCCATCCGGGCAAAGGCTTCTTTCAGGTCAACGTGTACCGCTGCCGTACAATCCTTTTTCACTGTGTTGCTGCTATCGGGAAGGGTTTCATTATACTCGGCTTCCAGGAAGTTCTCATCCTTTAGCTTTGCCTTTCTGATTTCGTACCGCCGGGAAAGGTCGTTTTGCCTTTTAAGGTTTTCACTGATTTTTTCAAAGTCAACTTCGATTTCAGGGCCTCCATTCATGGAAACCGTTGTTTTTGTCTTTGCCATTTTTGGTTTGTTATTGGTTAAAAATTGTTTTCATCCTCTGATTTGAGAAATTCATAAACACATAAACCGTAAAGTGCTGCAACGGCTATCCCGGCCAAAATGTGTGCTATCATTTTTCAAAGGGTTTAAGTGAATACTCGTTGCAATGGGTACCTTTAACCTCAATCATCCGGTCATAAATCTGAACCTTGCATTTATTGCGGAGGTCGCTGATCCGGCTGTTTAAGTAGCCAATTCCAAGGCTTTGCATGGCAGGGCTGAATATTGAGATGGTATTGCCAGCCTGCAGCCAATCATATAGCCGTTTATTTTGCCCGGTCAGCTTTTCGATATTGCCAGGGTGGTTTACGGTTGCAGGAGTAAAATCCATTTCAATCTGAGTGAAGGTTATAACATCCATACAAAAAGTAGATTTAAAGTAAATGATTAGGCGGCTGATTCCTTTTCCTGAATAGTAAATTCGTCAACATCAAAAAGTGTGGGGATATTGATTTTGTATTCAGCGGCTTTCAAGTGAGCGGCTCCGTCCAAAAAGTATTGAGGTGAAAGTTCCCAGCCAATCCCATAACGGCCCTTTAACATTGCCCGCAAAGGAACTGTCATTAATCCACCGAAAGGGTCTAAAACAATATCGCCGGGGTTGCTCATTTGCTCAATTATACGGTCGGCAATATCAAACTGCATCGGGCAAATGTGCATCTCTTTACCCATACTCCACTGGCTGCCATTAAGGGTAAGCATCCGGGTAATATCTGTCCAAACCTCATCGCTCCAGCTTTGCGGCTGCAAAAGCATAAAGCCAGATGGTAATTTGCCCATAACCTCCAAATCCTCCGCAATCTTTACGTGCTGTTCAAAATCGTAAATACTGTTCAGGCTTTCACTTTTAAAGCATTGGAAAATAGCAGAATGTTCCATTTCAGCCAGTTCTTTCGGGTCTAAAAGACGGTTGCCAGAACTACGGGTAAATCCATGTGCATCAATCTGCCAACGGCTGCGGCTGTACCCGCTGCCCGGTATAATTGGCAGGTCATATGTATCCTTGTTATACTTTTGCTTGCCACCGTCTTTTTTGCGCTGCAATGGCCTTGCCTTAACCACCGGAACATCGGCATAGGCATTACTGGTATCGGTCGGGTCTTTCCTGAAAATCAAAAGGTATTCAGGCATACCCACACCCATTTTACTGCCATCCTTGCACTGTTCTGTCCATCCCAAACGGTAGGTCTGATTGTTTTCCCTTACCACATCGGTAACAATGGTTTTCATACCCATGTAGCCAAACCCGTGTTTCTCATAATGCAGGACGGCATCAATGTGAAGGTGGTCAACGGTTTGGTAACCGCGCCCGGTTAACCCTGATGGTGTAATCCTGTCCTTTACATGAACACACATTAAACGGCCCGGCTGAAGGCATCTCATGAGGTTTGGAGTCAGGTAATCCATTTGCGCCCAAAACTCTTTTTTGTTTTCACTGTGTCCAAAGTCAGCGTAATTTGGTGAATATTCATATTGGTTGCCAAATGGTATGCTGGTAAGAATAAGGCCAACACTATTTTCCGGCTGCCTTGCCGCTTCCAAAACATTGTCGTTGTTTACAATGTGGTATTTTGAACCCTTAATTTCAATCCTTTCAACCCCGATTTTCCGGGTCAATGTTTCGGCCATTGCTGAAACAGAAAGGCCATATCTTTTAATGATGTCTGTCATAACTTTTACTTGTTTATTGTGATTTTGCCATTTGGTTTCAAGTTTCTTTCTGATCTGCCTTTCGGCTTCGGTATAGATTAAATCTATCCTGACCCGGTGTGTTTGCTGGAATCGCAGGATGCGGTGAATGCTTTGTATGAAGTCATTGAATTTAAACCCAATACCCAAATAGATTGCCCAATGACAATGATATTGGAAATTGCAACCACTTCCGGCCATTACGGGCTTTGCCGCTAATTCCTGAAACAGTCCATCTGAAAACCCAATTATTGCCGCCTCTTTTTCGTCATCATCCTGGGTGCCTGTCAATATCCGAACGGTCGGAATAGCCTTTTTTATTGCATCCCTTTCCCGCTGCTGATCGTGCCAAATCAAACGGTGTGCGCTAATATCATCCTCCCTAATTTCCATCATCTTTGCCACCCTTTGGTCAACACTTTCCCGCTTTTCCTTTGATGCACCCTGCAACCCAATTGCATCGTCTTTGAACATCTTAATTTGGCCATCCCAACCAACGCCCGCGGCTGAGTGATCCGCCGGTATTTCGTGCCACCTGATATCAATATCCGGCATGTTGTAGTCGGTGTCATCGTCAAGGCATGCGGTAAGGTCTGAGGGCTTAGAAACGAAAAGGGCCCATGATGCAACCCATAACCAAAACTCTTCTTCTTTGTGAGCGTGCAGGGTCAATTTATCAGCCTGAGTGCTATCCCTTTTAAAGAATCTTGTTTTAGCCTGGCTAACATCCATTATTCCTAAAAAATCAGCATACGCCAAAAGTTCAATATAATCATTCGGAGAGGGTGTGGCAGTTGCAACGAAGCGGAATGGTACGCATTCAACCCCTCTACGGTTACCATTCGGGCCTGCATCCCCTGTAAACAGCCTCATAAACTCCCTGAAGGTTTTTGAACCGCCAAGGCCGCGCAAAACAGAGGCTTCGTCAAGGCTGGCACATTGAAACAAACGCGGGTCAAGTTTACCATCCCTTACTGTTTCGTAATTGGTAAGATAAATTCCGGTTTCGCCGGCCTCAGAAATATTGCGGATAAATTTAGGCGGGTTTCCCATCCCAATACCTTTTTTGAATCCCTTACAAATTCCTGCCTTACCCCAAGCGGGCAAATAATCAAAGCCCTGCCACCGGTACGGGTAAGAATGCATCGGACGGCCTCAAGTTGTGTAACTGTCTTATGTAGGCCAAATGAAGCAAAACATGCCCTTCGTCCGCCCCTTACCATCCATTTTACCATCAGCTTATTGTGTAGCTTAATAGCTGGGTTAATTTCTGATAAGTCAATGTCAAAGCCATCCTCAACGGCAAGCCTGACTTTTGATTTTAAAAATTCCTGATATTCCATATTTTGTTTGAATTGATTTAATGAATGTTGCTGAATCCGGCAAGCCTGGCCTCTTCCTTTAATTTGCTGATAATGGTTCGCTGAAATTCTGCTGAGTGGGTACATGAACGGTTAAGCCTTTCAACCCAATCAACCAAATAAGCATAATCTCGGGTCAGGCTGTCAATATATTTATTGAGGGTTGTGGTTGCCATCTTCTTTGCATAGCTGGCCTCAATGGCTTTAATGATGCTGCTTTCCTCCAGTTCCCGCAGACCGTATTTAGCATCCGCAAGCATTTTACTTGTCAGTGCCATGTATTGCTCACAGCCCTGCAAACGGCTTACACATGCATCACCATTATCCGCCTCGTAATGGGCCTCTAAAAAAGACTGTATTTCCGTGCAAGCGGAAAATATAGATTCAGGGCTGGAAATATTTGTTGGTTTGAACATGGTGAATTGTTTTTGAATTTTAATAGAACACTCCCGGAACCTTTGATTTGACCCGCTTAACGATTTTTGACCGGGAGTGTTCTTGTTTACCTTTGTTTTTTTCTTTTGCTACTTCATGGTTACCTCCTTTGTTTTAATTGTGATAGGGGCAGGATTCGAACCTGCATGGGATCAATGCAACTACTGACATGCTATACACCGTTTGCAACCGGCAGCTTGATTGTTTCATTACTAACCCTCAAAACGTCTACCAATTCCGCCACCCTATCAATTAAAGGTGCCACGTGTAGAAACACCACGCACCCATTCAAACATTACACCACATAAACTATAAACTTTACCCTATCAGTTTTCAGAAAAGCGTTGGGCCTTGAACTGCTTTACTGTTTTTGTTCCCCTTACCAGGCTTAGCAGTTTTTGCCATAGGCTTTGCCTGTTTTCCAACGTCACCTGGCATATCTGCGCGATCTGTATCGCATCTTCCAGGTTCTTTGACTTGTATATTTTCACCATTGCCATCACTCACTTTTGATTTATGAACCGGGAACCTTCCGTTTTTGCCCTCAACTATCAATGTGTTACCCCTTTCGGAAACGATTGTAACCTGTTCGCCTGCATAGCCATAAACATGATCCGATTTGCAGTGGCTATGAATATCCTCAGTTAGAATCATGCCGTTACCGCTATATTCTTTTTTATAGATACCTGAACGTCATTTGGGAGAAAATCAAAAGGCCTCATCATTTTTGCGCCCATGTGGTTCACCTCAGCCATTACCCGGCCCTTAATGTTTTTCAGGATTTTCACATTAAAGTAAAGGCCCTCTTCTTTAAAGCTAACGGGTTCTTTCAGTTCTATTTTTGTCCAGTTGATTGATTCGATCATGATAAAAAGATTTTGTTTTCGTTAATAAAAGATTGTTCGATTTCATAGGCTGGTTTCAATTCACTAAACAGGGCCCAATATTTGAAAGCCAATTCCTGATACTGGCTTTGTCCGAGTTTGTGAAACTTATCACCCCTGATGATGGGTATTTTGAAGACCTGAAGATTTTTCTTACTTACACCAATCAGCATATCCTTATCAGTTCCCTCCATGTCCATGTACCAGGCACGCTGCCGGAAATAATCAAAGTGAACGCATGCATCTTCAAATTGCTTTTGTGTGGTGGCTGTTGTGCTTTTCAAATCAGCACAGATTTTTAAGGCTGGTTGAGCAAAAAAATCCCACTTGCAACGTGCATTAAGTTGGAACTTAAAACCATCATGCTCCAATTCCCAACCATGGCGAATGCTTACTTTTTGGCACTCTGATTTCTCGTAAAGTATCCTGCAAAGTGGATCCCGGAGAAATGCTTTCTTCATGTCTTCAGCAAGCTTGAATTCATCGGGTTGGTACTTCCATCCAGCACAGATAAACATGAAGTAGTTAACCTTCTCGGGTTCGGTCAGCATGCAATCTATCAGGGTGCCAAAGCGATAGGCCTTTTCCAGGTCGTAAACAATAGCGGGTGGCTGGAAGTATTTCTTCAACCAGCTCAGGTCGCTATTGCTTACTTCCGGACGGGAATAATATGGATCTTTAATTTGTTCCATTATGATTTCCGGTTTACTGCCTTAACACTTGCTTCGTAGCTGATATACTTGCCGCTGATTTTCTCGCCGGTTTTCTTGGCATGGCCCTCAGCCCAAGTTTTCATTTGGTTCAGGCTTTTCTTCCCGAGGTCATCAATGGGCATCTTAACGCCTTCGTTGTTGTACCATAGTTGGAAGATTTCTGCCCAACCGGCATGATGAAGGACCTTAATTTCAAAACCATTACGGGTTTCAACGGCGGGAGCATCTGGTGTTGCTTCAATTGCCTGATCAAAAAGGTTTTGTGCTTTGGCTGCAGCAGCATTGCGCTCTGCTTCCTCCTTGGCTTTTCGGTCAGCTTCAGCCTTTTCAAAGGCAAGGCGGTCAGCCTCTGCTTTTTCACGTTCGGCCTTTTCAGCAGCGGCTTTGTCGGCTTCTGCCTTAGCTGCAGCAACCCTTTCAGATTCTTTGGCACGGGCCTCAGCGGCTTCCTGTTCAAGCCTCACTTTGTCGGCAGCGTTGGCCTTGGCAATATCTGCCTGGCGTTCTGCTTCGGCCTTGGCAGCGGCTTCCTCAGCAGCCTTGCGATCTGCTTCTGCCTTGGCCGCCGCATCCAATTCAGCTTTCTTACTTGGGAGCCGGTCAATAAGGCTGGTTTTCAATTCCAGCATTTCAAGGTCGTGAGCAGCAATCCATTTATCGAAGTCATACTCGGTATGCGCAGCGGCTTTTACTTCGGTAACGGCTACTTCATCCAGTAAAGCTGGCTTAGTGATGTTGTATTGAAGGATTTCACCAAGCTTTGTCCTGTTGAATGAATGCGATACATTGGGAAGCTTGGCGGCTTTCTCATGGTAGTTTTCCAAGGTGGTGGCGTTGAAGCTGTTTGTCCACTGCTGTTTTTTGGCGAATAAATAATCATTTAGCAGGCTGGAAATGGTTTGCTGAATCCAGGCTTTCAAATCTGCTTTTGCATTTGCAATAGCGGCTTTTTGTTCTGCTTCCTTCTTTTTGCGTTCAGATTCCTCATGCAGCCATTTGGCATAATCATCCCGGTAAACCTGCAGGGGGGCGATCAACGCTTCTAAATCCCTCTCGGATGCTGTGAATTGCTTTTTAACGTAGTCAAATATTTGTGTAATCGGTTCCCTTTCTTCCTTCCTTTTCTTGACAGCATCTTTGACCCTGATAATCATTGCCTGGGTTTCACTATCAAGAGATTCATCAAGGCGATTTCCATTTGCGCCTATCTTATTTATTAATTCGGATGTGGCTTTAGTTGCCGCTGCAACGCTTGCCCTATGGCGGTTTATAGCTGCCGGGGTTTTCTGAATTAACTCCATAGAGCCTTCCACCAATTGGAGGTCCTTATCTTCTGTGGCCGGTAAGGC